GCAAGACGAGCCGCAATCGCGACCGACCCTTCTTCGATTCTCATGTTCTACAGTGACCCCGAAAACACCGGTCAACCGCTCGTCGGACAATTCGAACCGGGAGCCGATCCCGTAAAGATGTTCGAGACCATCGCGCAGTACGAATACAAAGTCGCCACCGCCGCCGGGCTTTCTTCTTCGGTCCTCAAACAAACCGCCGATATACGAAGCGGTTTTTCGTTGTCAGTATCCAGAGATGGACAAAGACAAGCGAGCGCAAGATACGCACCGCTCCAAAGTTACTACGACGAACGACTTCTCGCGAAATCGGCAGCTCTATGTAATCGATTTCTTGGAACCAATCTACCGGAAAATAATTATCGAATCCAGTACGCACAAGTACCACAATCACCGGAAGAAATAAAAGCAACTCGTGAAGACGTATTGGCCAAACTCACAGCCGGGTTAATCTCACCAATCGACGCGATGATTATTTTGAATCCCGGAATCGATGAAAACACCGCGCGAGAAATGTTACTCAAAATAAAACGAGAACGTGCAGAGCTCATGTAGATACGAGCTATCACCATCATTATCATTATCACTATCATTATCACCATCATTGGAGGCTAGACCATGGAAACCAAAGAGATTGACGGAGTCGAATACGTCAAAAAAAGCGAAGTCGAAAACATCATTAAACAACGAGTCGACAAAGTCGCAAGCCGAGCAAACGAAGCCGAACTCGCGAACAAAGATTTACAAAGCCGATTGGAGAAAGCGTCGAAAAGTGATTCTACAATCGACCTATTGACTCAACAAATCGAACAGATGAAACAACAGTTATCGAAAAGTGAACAGAAGTATACGAGATTCCAAGCGATGTCGAAACATGGTCTCGTCGATCCCGACATCGTGGACGCGATAGAATGGAGTTACGAGAAATCGCAATCTGGAAAGAAGAAAGGAGAAGTCGTCAATCTTGGAGAGTGGTTGGATTCAATCGTTACGGATCCGACAACGGCTCCAACGGTCCTACGTCCACACATCCAAAACCTACAAGCGCAAGTCGTCGAAGCGTCAAGCGACATGGATGTCGATACCTCGACACAAAACCAACTCGCACAAATGGAGCAAGTCGAACGGCGACCAGCTCCACAAACGAACAACGGCGTACGACCATCTCCAGAACCATCCAATCTCATTGAGAGAGGATTAAAAGACGCAGACTTCTACGCACAGAACCGAGACGAGATTCGAAAAGCGTGGATGTCTCGTCGTAGAGAGAAATAGACCATGGCAGAGAATCTAAAAGGGGTAAACGAGTTCCCTTATTACAAGACGATTGCAGTCGACACGACAACGACCGAAATACTTCTACCAAGTGAAGCCAGATTCATAACGATTGGTTCGGAGACATTGACCGTCTACGTCACACAAAATGGAGCGACCGACGGTGGAGCCGTTTCGACAAATCGAATCTTTATACCGGCGAATAATCTTCTACCGATTCGACTCGGTAGTGGTATACAAAGAAAGAACATTTTTATATCAGCGAAAACCGGTACCGGGAACGTGAACATACAATTAGAAGAATAGACCACATTATATGGATTGACGATGGCCGGATTTATTTATACAGTATCGACAGGAAGTGAAGAAATGAAAAAACAAAATGTTACTTCGCAGATCAACGGAAGCCGTACGACATTTACGGTCCAAGAGGAATACAAGACAGGTTCTTTACGAGTGTACTATAATGGAGTTCGACAAATAGAGGACGAAACATTCTCGGAGACAACTTCGACGACATTTACGGTCACATTTACAACGATTACAGGCGACTACTTATCAATTGATTACACACCAAACACTTAGGAGTCACCATGGCCATTCAAATCGCCGGTAACCAAATCAAAGTCGGAGCCGTAGACACATCGCAAATTAGCGACGCGGCAATCGACGCAAGTAAATTAGACCTATCCGATAACTTCACTTTTTCGGGTTTTCTTCGCGCAGGAACACCAAGTAACGACGCAGACGTCGCGACAAAATCATACGTCGACGGTATCGTCGGAGCTGGCGTATTCTGGAAAGAGCCAGCCGCGGCGGCTTCGACTGGAAACGTAACTCTTTCGAACCCCGGTGTATCGGCGTTCGATAATCATAGCGTTTCTAGTGGAGCTCGTATTTTGATCAGAGCTCAGAGCCAAGACGACGAAAACGGAGTATGGATTTATAACGGTTCATCTAGTGCAATGACACGCGCGACAGATTGCGACAGCGCAGAAGAACTAAACGGTATGGCAATCTTCGTAACCGACGGCGATACATACGCAGACCAAGCGTTCGTACAGACCGCGACCGTATCCACACTCGATTCCGACGCGGTAACATACGTTCGCTTCAGTGGACTCGGACAGGTAACCGCGGGATCCGCACTTTCTAAGAGCGGCGATACGCTAAACGTCGTCGTCGATGATTCATCAATCGAAGTAAACGGCTCGGACCAACTCCAACTCAAAGACAGCGGCGTAACCAATGCAAAATTGGCCGGTTCTATTTCGGCGGACAAACTCGCCGGCGGTATCGGAGACGGTAAACTCTCCACAATCACTAGCGCGAACAAAGTATCCGGTAGTGCGGTTCAACTCAACGGAAGTGGAGGACTTGAAAATCTTTCAGGTCTTAAAATCTCCGACCTCGGAGTTACCGCCGCAATGCTCGCCGGTTCTATCCCAGATTCTAAGCTCAACCAAATCGCAACCGCCGACAAAGTCGCCGGTAGTGCGGTTCAACTCAAATCCGGTGGAGGTCTTGAAGATTCTAGTGGATTGGGCATCGAAGCGAACGGAATCGAGACAGCGATGGTGGGAGATAATCAAATCACCAGCGCAAAATTAGCCGGTTCTATTCCAGATTCTAAACTCTCCACAATCGCAACCGCCGACAAAGTAAGCGGTAGCGCGGTTCAACTTGCGAGCGGTGGTGGACTTTCTGACGATTCAGGATTGAAGATTTCGGCATCCGGTGTCGTAGCGAATATGCTCGCCGGTTCCATTCCAGATTCAAAGCTCAACCAGATTACCAGCTCCGCGAAAGTCGCCGGTAGTGCGGTTCAACTCAAAACCGGTGGAGGACTTGAAAACGATAGCGGTCTCGCAATCGAAGACAATGGTATCGAGACTGTAATGGTCGGAGCGAATCAAATCACAGCGGCAAAAATCAACTTTGAGCCTACACGCGAAACATTGACCACCAATGGTAACGATACTTCGTTCACACTCTCCAATTCAGTACCGGATAACTTCGACGACGTATTCGTATTTCGTAACGGTCTATTCTTGGACCGAGTCGCATCGAACCCAAGTGGTCAAGACGAGTACACTTCTTCGATAACCTCGAACTCTTGTACCATCGTTTTTGGAAGTGCGCCGGCGAGCTCCGACAAAGTCGTAGTAAAGTATTTCCAACTCAAATAACATTCTCCAATAAATGTTCGTTTGTGGCCGGTCAGTAATGGCCGGCCTTTTTTTCATCACAGGATAGACCATGGCAAGAGACTACAAGAAAGAGTACCAAAAATATCATTCATCGAAGAAAGCGAAAACTCAACGAGCGATGAGAAACACAGCTCGTCGACGAATGGCGAAAGCCGGTCTCGTGAAAAAGGGAGACGGTAACCACGTCGACCACATAAAACCATTATCGAAAGGTGGAACGAATGGACGGAAAAATCTTCGTGTGGTCAAAGCCCAAACGAATCTACGAAAAGGGAATCGCAGAAAATAACGTTTATCACCATCATTATCATTATCATTATCACCATCATTATCATTGTTGCACGTACTCGAATAAACGTGTATACTCTAAACGAGCTATAAACATTCGCTCTCATGGGGAACGGTCGCACCGGTAAAAGCAGAACACCCCCGGCAAAGAATAACCTTTAAAACCCACGAGAAAAAAATGTCTAATCAATATTCGACAATGGGCGACATTCGTATGACGTCCATGGTCTCCGCAGAGATCAACCTACTATTAAAAGATACCGCAAACCTACGAAACACTGGATTGATTCAGTACCTGGGTTCCATAAATGGCCTAGGAACAGATTCCATAAAAGTTCGAAAAATCGGCTTGATGGGGCGAGATTCGTTCACTTCTCGTACCGAAGTCGAAGCAATCGCGAACACATCCATCACAGATGGTTCGGTCACCGTGACACCGTCTCGTTATTCGCTTCGTTATGACATCTCCGACCTCTTGAACCTCACAGCCACAAACGCACGATTCGAGCCGGATCCATTCGCGCTCGCTGCATCCATGGCCGGTTCATACGACAAACTTTTCGCGGAGCTCACAGCAGCAGCAGCAGCCGGAGCGACCAACGGAACAAGCACAACCGGAACCACGATGTCCGTATCGACCTTTTTCGAAGGTATCTACGACCTCGAACGAGCAGACAGCGAAATCGGCGCGCCCGGTCCATTCTACAGTGTTTTACACCCAAAAAGCTTAACCGAGCTACAAGCATCACTTCGGTCGGAACAGAACAACATTATCTCTCAGATGATGGCAACCGAAGAAATGATTGCGGCGAAAGGACTTGGATACATTGGAAAACTTTTCGGCGTAGACGTATATCGTTCTTCTCACATCGAATCAGACACCACAGACTACGAAAACTTCATGGCCGACGCCGGAGCACTTGGATACGCAGACGGCGTACCACAGATTCTCGGAGCACCAGAAACAATGGAAATGGACAAGGTCGTAGTCGAGCTGCAGCGTGAGGGTACAACCGCTCTAACAAGTGTGATTGGACATTGTTACCTTTCGGTGTCTGTAATCGACGAAAACCGAATTGTTCGACTTCTTGCCGTAGACTAGACGGCTTCTTTTGTGGCATAATCGGCGGTAGTTTTCTAGTCGCCTGTTATCGCCGGTTATGTCACTCTTAACTTTCAGGCACTAGGAAAAAACATGTCATACGACAATATCTCGCAACCTTGGCAAGCATCCAAGAGAAGCGTAACAAAGCGAATACCAAAACAAGCGAACTCGTCATGGAGATATATTCACCATCCGACGTCGTGGTCATTGGAATACGTCCAAGACGGGAAAAAGAAAGATAAAAAACCGATATGGTTACCGAAGTTCGCTCGTCTTATTTTGAAACCCGGCGTTAATGGAGTCAGTGGAACCGAAGACAACCCGGATACACGACTCGCACGTCTACAAGTCACCGACAGAGGATGTACCATAATCGATCCAGAGAGATACGATTATCTTCGAGTATACCCGGCTATCGGTGGAGAACTAACACTCTCTAAATGGATGAAAGTCGAAAATCTTGGAGGGAAAATCTTTATCGTTGGAGACGACGAAGGATTCGCAGAGTTTCGACGAGAGCTCGTCGCCGATGGAGCGATTAAACCTCCACATGAACAGATTCTCACCGGTCTCGCGATGAAGCAACAAGAAATTATTACCATGCACTCGTCGAAGCCGCATATACCGCAAGCGGTAAAAGAACAAACCGCCGCCGAACAAAAACTATTGGATATGCAGAAAGCGACGGCAGCTCTTAAAAAAGATGGAGTAAAGTATTATGAATCGTAAGGACCGAGACGCGTTCGACCGAGTCGCAAAAAGAATCAAAGAACACAGCGAGAAAGCCGGGAAGCCAGTTACAATGGACACGGCACGACGTGAACTCGCGAAACATTTAACACAAGCGGATAACCGCAAAAAACAACGGAGTTAACATGGCATACGCATCAGATAACGGCTACGTATTCGACAACCGACCTCTTTTTCGTGGTGGTGTCAAAAAAGAAACCTTAGCCGGCGCAAAGGTATTAAATGAATCTAGTGAATCATTTTTGATTTATGACAATCAATCCGGTGGTTCGGTTATCGTCTCACTCGCACCAGAGAAAGACGGCTCGTATCAGTGGATTAAATGTCATGCAGATTCGGGGCACCAATTAGAAATCAGAAACGACGCCGGCGGAACAATCACATACTTGACCGTCGGACAGAGTGGTCTTTTTGTATGTGCCGATTCTGATTGGCACTTGATGATTAAGGCATAATAAACCATGTCGACCGACTCCACACCATACGCACCACGTATACGATACATCGAGCTGTTAGAGCGGAATGTATCCAATACGACTCGTCTTGAAATATACAGAGACGGAGCGCAAATCGAACCAACCGCCGCTACGTATACTTTGATTCGACCGGATGGAGTGGGAGTCGTTCAAGACGCCCCGGCAACCGTACTTGGAGACGGAACACTCGAATACACGCATCCATCGAACCATTTCCCAACGACGATTAATCTCGGAGAGGGATACGTCCAATCATGGACGGCGACGATCAGTGGAGAGGACTACGTATTTCGACGTTCGGTCGCCGTGGTTTTGAGACGACTATATCCAACGGTGAGCGATACAGATTTAGAGACCGAGTATTCGGACCTTGGAAATCTTCGACCGGCGAGTCTATCTTCATATCAAACGTATATCGACAGCTCGTGGTACGAAATCCTTCGACGCGTTCGACGTACAGGAATGGGATACGAGTATCTCGTCTTGACCCCCGAAGCATTTCACGACACGCTTTTACACTTGTCACTATACAAAATCTTTCGCGACTTTCACTCGTCACTTGGACAAGCCGGAAACGCTCGTTTTCTCGATCTGGCAAATGCCCATTTACAGCACTACAACGCAGAATACGACGCGATCAACTTTGTATACGATGAAAATCACGAGGGACGAGCAGACGAGCCAAACAAGCGAACACGCGGTCGACCGGTCATATACTTGACCGCCCCC